TATATTTTATAGGATTTCCTATAAAAGGTCAACTTGACTATCGTTCAACTTCATAGTGCGGAGTAAGTTCGCACGAGTAGACATAGTCCGTATCACTCATCATAGTGATCTTGAGCTTCATCTTGTTACCGAGTTGCGGGAAGACGAGTCGAGAGTTCGGGTTGAGGATAGCGTTTGTAGCGTCGAGGAAAGTAGTCCCTCCATCGTTCGAGAGTTCGTACTTGATCGTTCTCTCGAAGACTTCAACAGACGAGGTGTAGAAGGGAAGAGTGGAAGTTGAAGTAAGCTTGAGAGAGGTGTTAGGCTTCTTCACAAGGTAGGTGGTCTCAAACTCCTCCCAGGCGTTTGAAGCGACACTAGTGAACGATACAGTCGAAGTCCCGTAGGAGAGTTTGTACTCAGTCCCAGGCTCGAGAGAGTAGACTTTCACTCTAGCGCGGAAAAATCCCTCCCCAGACGGGATAGCACTAAGAGTAAGGGAGGTGGACTTGACTGAAAGACGGCCGAAGTTCATAGAAAGACTACCTTCGTCAAGGAGCAAGTGTCTTCTATCGGGACGGTCAATGACTTGAAGGCCTACTTGAGTATACCTTGAGATCGACGGGAAGACTTCCGAGACGATAGTTGCTCCGGCCTGAGTAGCTGTTACAACTCCTTCACCCTTCTTGCAGTTAGTAAGCGTAAACTCCCCGGTCGAGTAGTCCTCTACGCGGTAGACGTCAAGGTCAGCGTTCGAAAGCCAATCCGCCCTGAAGACCTTGAGCTCTTTGATTCCGGCAAAGTAGCCGAGTTCAACATCTCTCTTGACAGTCTTGATGTCGTAACGGTGTACGGAGGTAGTGGTGAATCTCTCTCGGGTGGTGAGTGTAGTAGTCTCCTTGGTGACGTCTGTATTGTAAGTCGTCACAGTCGAGATACCGATGTTCGACTTTTTCCTCTCGACGTGAGTTTCGGTCGTGTCAACCTGGACGAGATCCTCACCGGGGATGCGGAGTTGCTGGCCTGGGAAGATCCACCAACCGGGGTAACGTCGAGGGAGAAGATTGACGCGGTAGTCACTGTCGATAAGGCTCTGGTTCGCACGGTAGATGTCTTGCCAGTTGACTCCGTAACGGGAAGCGATCTTGATGAGATAGTCGCCTCGAACCACAGTGTAGTACCGCGCTTGGGCAACCCACTTCACGCCACCCGTAGTGTAGGTTCGCTCACTTTCGGAAGTGCGGTGGGAGGTCGACTTCTGTGCATGACTTCCACGGTAGACTACCGAAGACGCCTTCTCTGTAGTCCAAGAGATCGGATACTTCTTATCGAAGTAGACTGGTGTATTCGAAATCGTCCTCTTACCAACCTCGATTTCGAGGTCATAACTACTTCTCTTCCGAGTGCGTCCACGGGAAGACGTAGAACTCGAAGATTGGCTCTTCTCAATCGTCGTAGTGTCATTTGAGAGTGACCCGTCAGTGTAGGTCTTTGTGTTAGTTGTAGTGGTCGTATCGATGATTGTGGTGTTTGTGGTCTTGTACGCTGTGGCGATTTCTCGAGCCGTCTTCTTAACGTCAAGAGGGAAGGTAGCGTAGGAAGTCTCAATGCCCGGCTCCCAGATGGGGTAGGGTTCCTCAGTGAGGTTAGTGATCTCAAGCTTCAAGAAAGTCATGAGTCTCGGTTGAGGGAGGAAGTACCATCCCTTGTGAAGTACGTAGTCGGCCCAAATAGGAGTCCAGACGAGTGACGAGAAGAAGGACGAGTCCATACCACCACGAGGCGTGTTCTCTTTCACCCAGTCGACTGCTAAAACTGCGTTCGTAAGAGTAGTCTCAGGGACTTCTCCGTCCTTCGATTCGATGACGGGCGCTGGGAACCAGTACGACTCAGGGTCGTCGGTAAGCGACTGCCAAGAAGAGTCACTCAACTCCTCTCCGAGCTTGATGATGAAATAGCGAAGAGTTGCTTGAGGAGCTCTTTGCGTAACATCTCCCCACTCGACTTCTTTTGAGATTGAAGCGGTGTTTTGTACACTTGCCTCACCCACATTTCGAACTCGTATTGTAACGAGGCCGTCAACACTCTTAGAGATACTCCAGAAGACGGGCTTGTCAAACTTGAGTCCTGGCGCTTGTACGATAGAAGAGGAACCCTTCTGGTTAAGCCTAAACTCTCCGTTCGGAGTTGAGGTGAAAGAGAGTCCGGGGATAGAGAAGAGTGTCACAGTGTCGGTCAGGCTACTATCCTTCTCGAAGGAGCCGGCGACCCAAAACTGCTGGTTCTTAGAAGTGATTCCGAGCTTGCGAGAGTCGAGAGTAACTCCTGCATCATAAAGCCCCGACTCACTCCAGGTGCCTGTCAAGGTCTTGGGCGAGAAGGCCGTTTCGTCTAGTCTAAAAGACCCTGTGGGTTGGAAGGTCGAGTAGTAGAGGTTGAGTTGCTGGCCTGAGTAGACCGGGTCAATCCAGAGACGGTCAATTACTTGGCTTTTACCCTTTTTATCTCGACAGTCAATATAGAGCCCTGTTACTGCTTCAGGGGAGGGCTGTGGAGCCGACTTCCAGAAAGTAGTCTCGCTGTTGTCTACGGCTTTGTTTGCATCCCAGTCTTTGACCACATGGGTGACGAAGTTGCCGAGTGAGTCTTTCGTATTCGGGATCCCACCCGAAGCATCGCGTCTTGTGTAGACCCGTCTTTTGATCTCGATGTTCTTCAACCCTAACTGGACTAACTCATCAGGGTTCTCCTCACCTTCAACGCGCCTCACAGCGTGAATCTCGAAGGAGTTAGCGACGATCGGGTAGACTTCTCTCGAGACTTGGATGAACCCTTCACCCTCACCTACCTGTACCTGGAGGACTACTCCGTTTTTGCCTAGGACAGGGAGTCTCTCACCGTTTCTATTGACATAGTAGAAGGTAAGAGTAGAAGAGGTAAGCTTCGCCTCGAATGAAATAACCCCAATGGAGGACGGAGTGTTGAAGTCGTATTGGAGAATCTCGACCGTTTCGTCACTTCTCTTGCGGAGGTGAGAGAGCCACCCGTCGGTTTTTGGCTTCTCGTCGTTCGTACTCTCGCTTTTTTGCTTCTCAACAAGCCAATACGGGAGACCATCTACGCGGAGTCCGGACATTACTCTTCTCCTCCTCTAAACCACGGAGTGGTTGTTCTAGAGCTTAGTAGTTCTTCGGTGGCCAGAGAGTCACTAGGCGAGTACTCTTTCTGCGCAACTTCATTCGAGATCGGAAGTCGATACGCCGTTTCTCCGAGGAACTCGCCGTTTTGCTCCACTACTTGAGTCTTGAAGTCTTCGAAGAACTCGGATTGCGACGAGTACTTGAACTTGTAGTCTCCGCCGTTCTGGGTTTTGGCAGGCGGAGCGAAGGGAGTCACACCGAACTTGCCACCAGGGTAGTTGTCAGGCGAGTCGGCTTTAGGAACAGGGAGCCACTCCGTCCATTTCTGGATTGGGGCTTCAACCTGGTAACTGGGCTCTTTGACCCTCTCTGCTCCCGGAGATTTTTGGCTCTGGTATGAAATACGCGTAATGCCTACACCCCCGAGTCGCCCCTGGACCTTTACAGGTCTATAGACGAGTGAGAACTCTTGAGTCGAGTTGAGTGCAGTGGTCGGGGACTCTTTCTTCTCCCCTGACGAGAGCCAATTTCGCTGGTCCCAAACTTCTTCCGCTAAGTACTCGGGTTCCGGAATGGCGGCCAGGTCGGGGATGCCTGTGACGAATCTTTGCACTTCGAAGTACGAGTCGGTTGCCCCTACCCCGCCGGGAGTGATTTCTTTATGCACCGAGAGGCCCCGAGGGTCTACAGTGACGATGCTATCCTGAGGCTTCACGAGGTCTAGGAAGCGTAGGAGTTTCACGGTCTCTTCACTACTCAAGTTGACTTTGTGAGGCATGACGACGACTTCGTTAATGAAGCGTCCAGTCCCTGTTAAAGTTGCCGCCCTACCTAAATCCCCCGAGATTGTGGGGTTTTTCGCATACTTCCACACCTCGAAGATGTCGGCCGAGACTCCGAGAATCGCTTCGCATACGAGCCGGAAGCCTTCAACCGTACTCGCTACAGTGCACGCCTCCAGGAACTTCACGGAGCGGTTCTTGTATTTCTCATCCTTGACCTTGACTTCATCCCACTGATCGGATGTCAAGCTATCGGTGGTGGGGTTGAAGTTATACGACTCCTCCGGGAGACGATTGAGTCGAAAGAGGTTGGAGAAGAGTCCGTCGATGTCACGAAACTGCAAACTCTCAACCGAAGCTTGAAGCCTCAAGAGAAGGCTTTGACGATTTAAGTCTCCGGCTCCGGCACTTCCCGAGAGCGCCTCCAGGAAACGGTAGAGGTGACTTCTCTCACTTCTAGAGTACACGTTCTCATCGAAGTGATCCATGAGCTTTTGAGTACCCTTAGGAGGGAAGTAAGGTAGGGGAAGCGTGTTAGACATCACTGCTCTCCAAACGTGTTCGTAGACTTACGCGTGAAGCTAAAGTCGTCGAAGCGTGGTAACTCATCATCTTCAAGCTTGAAGTCGAAAGTGAAGGTCTGGATTGTCGTCTTGTCTCCGAAGAGGCTTTGGACACCGTAGTTTTGTACGCCATCCGAAGCGCGTGGGATTCTCACGGCGTCTACTCCGACCACTCCGTGAATGCAATGCTCAATGTCGGATAGTTGGATCCAATCGCCGAACTGAATCTTAGACGCCCAATCCGTCAAAGCCTTCTTGATGGAGGCGTCAACCGTCCTCGTATCGTATCCAGTCTCGTAGATGATGAAAGCGTTCGCTCTTAGACTACGATATTGCGCGGCGTGGACTAGGACGTCGGTCGTGATTTGCCTGTTTTGGTCTAGAAGCGCTCCGGCCAACTCCGGGGTTCTATCGTAGACGTATTCGACGTTGAAGATGCTTCCAGCGAGAGGCGGGTTGAGCCACTCAATTCCGCAGATTTCAAGCGACGAGCCTCTCTCAACCGTCGTAGACACCACAGGGTAGAAGTGGGTTCCGAGATTGTACTCCTTAGAAGCCACTTCAATCGTCGACGGAAGGGAGAGAATCGGGGCGTGGCCTAGTCTAGAGAAGAGTGAGCCCACCTTCGGATTCGTGTTAGTGCCGAGTCTCACGAAGTTTTTGACGTTGAGGAGGTCACTTTCGCCAGACGTGAACTTCGACGTCTCATTGACCGAAGTGATGTCGAGTACGGAAACCGGATCGCGGCCTTCTACAAAGACGTCCACCTTGTTCGTGACGTTTTTGGCCGGATCGTTACGCGACTTAGTGGAGACGTACTCGTACGAGAGGGAGAAGGTCGTACCGGTCGGGAAGAGTTGCTCGCTGATCGCATGGATGATAAGAGGCACTTTGTACTCGGGGTTGTAGTGGACTCCACGAGTGAGGTGCCCTTCGTCCGTCTTGATGTAGTCTCCGAGAGGCCAAATGTACTTCGTGTCGATTCGAGGTACCTCAACGCGTTGGTTTTGCATTTGGAGTTGCACTTCACGACGTGAGATGGGGCCTACAACCTTGACTTTCGTCACTTTTTGGAGTTGCTCGATGAGGGCCTCGTAGAAGTCCTCCGTTCCAACAAGCGACCGGAGGAAAGTGTTGCGGAAACGCGCTCTAAGCTCCGAGTCGGTTTCGGGGTCAACTCCTCCAGTAAACGAGTTGGCGTTGACGAGAGTCCCGACACCAAGTGAGGTGGAGTAGCCTACGACCGTTTTGGCAGGAGTGTTGCCAACCGTACCAACCACGGAGCATTCAACGTGGAGTTCCGTGGTGCTTTCGTTTCGGTTGATGAAGGCGGGGACGGTGACCTGGTAGTTGATTCGAGGCGCTGTGTCCGTTTCGGGGACGAAGACGACGGTTCCCGCCGGGATCACCACCGTGTTCGTGGCCGGAGTCTTAAGTGTGAAGGTGCATACTCCGGAGGCTCTCTTACCCTGGAGTCGTCCAAAGCCGAAAAGTCCAACGAGTTGCTCGAGTTCAATACCCGTCTTGGCGTCGATGTCCCAGGAGGTGGTGGAAACCGCTGTGTCGAGGTAGGCGTTCGAGACCACCTCGGAGACCGCGTCGATGATCTTACGCTCAGGCGTACCAATCTCGGCGGAGATGGAGGGGTCGGTTACCTTCAAGTAGTCTCGGATGTCTTTAGAGACTTGCTCTGGGGTTCTCATTTCGCGCCTGCTTTCACCGTGTTGATTTGACCCGCTCCGTTTCGGAAGACAATGTCGACTTTGAGGGAGTCATAGTTCGAGTGGGGGTTCACCGAAATGACCTCGGCGAGCACTTCTTCAGGAGAGTAGAGTGAGGGATTTTCCCTCATCCCGAGTTGCTGGACTTTCTGGTAGTTTTGAAGCACTCTCACTACCTCGCTTTTCAGGAAGGCGATCTCTTGCGGTCTCATTGCCTGGCCTACGTACGAGTCTAAAGTCGACCCGTAGTAGGGGTGGAACCGGTCGATGCCGAAGACTTCACGGAGCCAGAGGGAGAGGTCTTGTCTTAGCTTCTCGGTTTTCGACACGAGACTCACTCCGGATGGAGTCACTGTGAGGTCTCCGTCCGTAATTCTCAGCGATCTGGTCATCTCACTCCTTCTTTACTCTTAGAGGTTCTTTGACTGGGATAGTTTTTCTTTTGTAGAACGAGGACTACAAGGAGAACTAAGTCCTCTTACTTAGAAGGACCGTAGGAGGGTGTGTTCTTTAGTCAGCCCCCGAAGTCAACCCGTCGATGGAGGAGTCTCCAACCACGGAGGGAGAGTTAATAGTTGCCGAGGTTGAGAATCCACTCTCGTAACTAAACGTGTGAGTCACCGCCTGGACGTAGACTTGCACTCCGTATGACTTCACGTAGACTCTCATGCCCGGGTAGAGTTCCGGCATGAAGGTGAACCTCACTCGAGTGTTGTATTGCTCCGACCACTTTTGCATGAAGGTTTGAAGCGAGATAAACCACTCGAAAGGTCCACTCTTGACGTTCGGTACGTCGTTTCTAAGAGGACGTTTGCCGAAACGCTTCATGAAGACACTAGGCCAATCCTCGTCCGAGACACCGGGGAGAGGACTTCCCTTGACGACTAGTTCCCTTACGAAGTCATTCTCGAGCGAGATAGTGTTTCCACCGAGGAGATCACCGGTGCTAATAGACGAGCCGTCTCCGGTTCGAGAGCCGAAAGTGAAGACGTGTGTGGTGATGGGGTCGTCACTAACGTCGATGCCAAAGTCGAGAATCTCGACGTCTTCCAGGTAGAGTTTCGCTTTAGTCCCATAGAGTCCAAACGGGTCAGGGAAGAACGCTACGAATTCGCCATTGGGTCCAGACATGAAGGACCTCAAGGAAGCGGCCGTGAATTGCTTGATCGACTTGAAGAGAGGTTGGTCATTGACGATGGCTTTGTCACCCTTGAGTGCCAGGGAGAGTGCATCCGCACGGAAGTTTCCGAAACGATGCGAGAAGAGGAGTTCGTTCACTCGGTTCTTAGAAGCACCTTGAGAAGTAGTTCCCCCTCCGGATGTTTGGTCACCCGTAGTAACGTCGTAAGCTTTACCCACCTGGTCCTGAGGATCCAGGAACTTCCCGTTCCACCAAATCTTGAAGGTGAGCTTCTCCGCTTTGCCTAGGACGGTGCCTTGGGGGACGATTTGGTCTTTCTGGACCGAAACCTCCGTGAGTCCACTATAGGTCATCTTGCTATCGTAGGACTGGACGATGACCTGCTTGTCGGTTACGTTGGTCACTTTACCTGACAAAGCCGCTTTGACGCCGTCCGAAGACATGCTTGGTGAAGTGATGACGACACCTGTCTTACCAGCGCCGAACTTGACTTCGATGGTTGGGGACCCTTCACACGGCCAAATGAGCGTCTCGGAGGAGGTTCCACCAGAAGTCGAGGAGGTCTTGTTGTCCCCAGACGAGCCCCCGGAGGCCATGTACTTGCATACGGCGTTAACATAGTCCCACATTGTGAGAGGGTTGTTGGGTACGTTTTGGTTCCACTTGTTCTTGTCATCCGCCCACGCAGGGTAGATGTGGTGGGCCGCAACCTTTTGCCAATCGCCGTACGTGCCGAAAGCGGCTAGAGCATCGGCTCGAGCTCTCTCATCCTGGACGGTGGGTGGGGCGAGGTAGGCTTCCGAGTAGCCTTTGTAGTTGTTCCACGTAGTAGTGATGTACTGGTATGCACCCGAGGCATCCGAGTTGGCCATCGAGGTCTTGATCGTGTAGTTTCCGTTCGACTCTCTCTCACGGAGACCCTTCAAGAAGAGGTCAACATCGGCCGAGGATCCGGTCACGGTTCCTTGATCCGACCCAACGCTACCCTTGACTCCGAGGAGTTTGAAGACTTGCTCCATGAGTTCTTCCTGGGAGTAGTCTTCGGCGTACTCGGTGGCGAGCTTCGTGAGTCTCTCCGGAATCTCGGAGATGAGAATCTCGGGTTGGGACCACCCTGCGACGTCCACTAGGAGACGTTGGAGGATACCCGCCGCACCCTTGTCGACTTCATCATTGTCGGGTTTGAGGAGGTTGAGTGAAGCCGGGAGGCCAGGATCCCAGTAAGTGTTGAGAAGACGCTTGAGAGAGCACTGGAAGTCGATCGTACAAGTTGACGGGTAGAGTGAGACAAGCGGGACCTTGGTGACATATCCGGTGAGGACACGATACCACGAGCTATTCTTCTTGAGAGAGACAGTGATGCGGTCCATCCTCTCGATCTGGTAGCCTCCACCAGTATAGCGCCCTCTACGGTTGTTGAGTACAATAGACCCGTGAGAAACCGAGTCTATAGAACGCGATACAGAGCCGGAGATGACGTCACTCGAGATGTCGAGTTCTTCTCCTGGGTGTTGTCTCGGCTGGACAATGACTTGCACCTCAGGTGCGTAGACTAGTGTTTTCTCGGACATTACTCCCAGTCCTTCAAGTAGGCCGGCGGTTTCTCAGGCGGGTTATTTTCTAGGGCTTTGTCTTTGCTTGACGACTTCTTGGAAGCGTCTTTTTGCCTCAACCGGTCGATGTTGACTTTGCCTCCAGTGACCTTATCCCACGAAGTACCCCAAGAAGACGTGTAGGTTCTTCCCATGAGGAGGTCAGAGGCGAGAGACATGGTGACTGTGATGGTTGGGAAGAAGTTTCCAGTCGTCAACCCAGCGGGAATATCGGGGATGTAGCCCAAGTAATCCATCCCGAGTTCCGGGTAGGTGAATCTCACCAGAGGATCAACTCGAGCCGCGGAGAGAAGATGACTTCCTCGGAAGAAGTCTGCCAAAGAGACTTGCTCCTCATAGCCTCTCATCTGGAGTTTGAGGGAGAGTGAGCCTTGACGAGCTCTAACCGGGTAGTTTTGCCTTGAGTCTCTCAATTGCGAGCCGAGAAGTTGAGTCCCGAGAGAAGTCGAGTATCCTACGACCACCACTGAGATCGATTGACCCGCACAAGAGAAGTATGCCTTACTCATTGAAGCCTACAATATCGGGGAGTTGGAGGTCCTCTGTGCCTCTATCGGGGAGAGGGTAGAGGCCTTCTTTGACCGAGAAAGCGAATCCACCCGCGGAGTAGTCCTCCTTCACAGGGAGTTTCACGGGTGCGGAGACGGGGAAACTTGGGGTAAGCATTACATCCTCCCTACGTAAGGCATCATGTTCGAGAAATAGACGGGTACTTCCTTGACGACGTCGCCGGGGACAGGGGCATGGATCATTCGTCCGTTACCCGTGTAGATTGCGACGTGGTAGACTCCACCTGAGCCTCCCCAGAAGAGGAGGTCACCAGGTTGGGCTTGGCTATAGGGGATCTTAGCCGACGTGGTCGCCTGGTATTGTTGGGCGGCCGTTCGAGGTAGAGTCTTGCCTTGAGAGCGGTAAGATGCTTGAGTGAGTCCGGAGCAATCATATCCAGCCGAGGATTCACCACCCCAAACGTACGGAGTTCCGATAGCGTTTCTTGCGAACTCGATGATGCTCGCCGCCGAACCTGTTGCGGTAGCTGAACCCCCGGATGCTCCATTGTTAGCACTCTCATCGTATTCGTAGTGGAGTGCTTCGTCGGCGTGTTCTGTGTTGTAGTCCGTTTCGGGACTCGAGTAGTTTTCGGCGACGTACCCGACTCCGTCCTGGATCTTCGTCAACGCCTCGGTTTTGAGTTCGCTGAGAACCGGAGTGAGGTCTTCGTCTTCGGCGACTGCGAAGGTCAAAGAGACGGGGAAGGTCACATTCTCGAGGCTATCGGAGATGTTGAGGCTCTGGACGTAGACCGAGAAACTCCAATTCCTCTTCGAGTAGAAAAGACGCGCCGTCCTCTTCTCTTCGAGGTCGTCGGTTTGCCAGGCAATGAGGTCTCTCACGAAGCGGATGAAGCGGTGAAACTCCTCCCGTGACCTCAAGTGGGTTTGAAGCGTTAGACCGGTGATCGAGATGCCTAAGAGTTGGACTACTCTTCCACCCAGGGTATCCTGCGAAGTCGTCTTCTGCGAATACCTCCAGGTGAAAGAGTCGGGGTCAAACGGGAAGGTGAACCCGCCTGGTCCTCCAGGTGCCGAAAGTGTCGTGGTCATTAGTCACCTCTCTTCGACTTCGGGTCGTTGGAGGGAGAGTTGCCTTCTCGGGTTCTCTTCTCATCCGGAGTACCACCCTCGGGGTCGTTGATCGAGAACCAGCGTCTCGCTTCGGGTGAAAGCGTAATTTCGGCGGAGGTCTTCCCAGCGGTTCCACTAATGAGGTCCTGAGGAGACACACCGTTCTTAGCCGAGTTTACGATCTGCGCAAGGCCAAGACCAGTGTTGTAGTTGACTTCACCCGTAGCGGTCTTGACGCCCCAAGCCATCTTGTTGGCTTCATCCGCTGTATCGAGGTCGTCCATCCAGGCGTGTTCTTCATGGTAGTTTTGCGCCTTCGTAAGAGCGGCATCGGTACCCGACGCTCCGATTCTCTGCTCTTCCTTCAAAGCGTCGTAGTACTCTTGAAGCGTGTGCTCGTTGCCTTGAGAGTCCTTCCATACGACCTGGCTTAGGCTTCCGGAATCGTATGCCGCCCCGAGGATGGCGCCGGTCTCGTCACCCTCCATACCCCAGGTGGTCACCACGTCATTGTCCGTACCGAACATGTTGTACCATGCATCGGTGTCGGTGTGGATCTTGAGGCCTTGTCCGGCAATCGCTCCACCCGACTTACTCTTATCCATGTCCTTAGCATCGACCGCTTGAGCTTTATTCCTCGAGGTGATCTCATCCATGCCGACCGCTTGCTTGGTCTTCTCAGGGTCGGTGAAGGTGTTGTAGAAGTCCTGGAACTCCTGGAAGGACATGTTTTTGACCGCTGGAATCGCCGACTTAGCGATCTCGTAGGTTTCATGCGGGTTAGACCCCTCCATAGACTTGAGGTACTCGCCGACCGCAGTGAAGTACTCGGGGACGAACTCTTCGGAGGAAAGCTCAGTGACCTGCGAGACGTCGATGCCTCTACGAGCCGCAATTTGGCTATAGATCATGGAAGTGTAGGGATCATCTCCACCGATTGAGAGTAGAGCGTTGGAGAACTTAGTCCTCTTCTCCTCCGAAACCTCGGCGCCTCCAAGCATATTCCCCGAAGCCTCCATGAGAGCGGAGGTAGCATCGGCGTTCAAGCCCACTTTACCAGCGGTTTCGGCGGCGGATTGTGCACGGGTTAACGCGGCCTCCTGGTCGCCTTCCCTCTCTCCTACATCCGCTCTAATGTTCTTCATCGTAGCACTCAAGTTCTCGATAGACATCGAACCCTCGGAGACCGAGGCCTTCATGAGTTGCATCGACTTGCTAACCGAAACATTCATATCACGAAGATTCTCAGTCAAGAAGTCGGTGATCTTGTCGTAGTTGTCGCCCTTAGCACCTGTGTTGAGACCAGCCATGACGAGTTGACGTGCCTGCTCGGTGCTAATCCAGGGGTCAAGTGCTAGAGCCTTGATCTCGGCGTCTTGCTGAACTTTGAAGAGAGCCGCGTCCCCACCCGAGAGGCCTCTCTTTTGGCCCTCCTTCTGGTAATCGGCGTATGTGTTGACGCCTTCATAGATTCCACCGATAACAGCGGTTGCCCCAGCGATCCAAGGACCAGCGGCCGCAAGGCCTGAGCCGAGTTCACCGAGGAAGCCACCCGACTTTGAGAGGACATTCGCTAGACCATCCACTCCTCTACCTCTCAAAGCCGCTTGGCCAGCGTTCTTGAGTTTGCCTAAGTCTCCAATCGAGAACCCGTCCTCTGAGGAGTGCTCAGGTCTAGAAGGACGTGAAGGTCTCTCAGGTTCCTCCGGAGGAGTCGGAAGGGTGCCGGTGTCTACGGGAGGTTTGGTGGGAGGAGGGGCGGAGGAGTAGCTCGTCTCAGGTAAAGCCCTCTCCCGCTGGTTGATGATCTCGTATTCGAGGTCTCTTCTCTTCTCGAGTTGCTCGTTGTACTTCTCGACTCCCTCATTGAGGAGCGTTTGGTACTTAGCGAGGTCCTTTTGGTTGTCGAGAGTCTTCTCGAGTTTTTGGGCGACTTCACTGTAGAAGTTCGAGATGGGGTTGAGGACGTCTTTCCACTCGGTGGAGTAGCGGGAGAGGATGCTAAACTTGTCCGAAAGCTCCTGGACTTCGGTTTGAATAACGCGGAGTTCCTCCTTCGAGTCGTCCGCTCCGAACTCGAGACGCGCTAAGACGCTTACTTCGTCATTCTCAAAAATACTCACTAGGTCCACTCCTCTAACTGCGGGTCTCTAAGTTCTACTTCTCCGAAACTCGAGAGTAGTTCGTCTAAGCCTTGAAGTTCGTCTTTCGTAATCTCCAGAGAGGCATCCTCCGGATCCGTTTCTTTACCTTCTTCGGGGAAGGCTTTGAAGAAAAGTTCGGGATTCTGGAAATACGCCTGGAACTTCAAGGAGTTCAACTCTCGCTTGTAGTCGTTGTAGTCTCCCATGTGGAGAAGGTAGGATAAGGCCCAGACCTGAATCTTGTCTATGTCGCCTTGAAGGTTCCCAGACTCCTTGCTTAGACGAAGAAAAGACTCAAGTCTAGGCTCTAGTCTTTTCCCGAGGTGAGTTTCTGGAGAAGTTTGTCGGTGTCTTCCTCGAGTTCACGGAACCCTTCGTAGATCTTGTTGACGAAGAGGGGGTAGAACTTCCCGACCTTCTCGAACTTCTTGGGGAGGGTCGCTTTCTCTTCGGTGGAGAAGGGAGTGTAGAGAGGCTCACCGTCGATGGTGACGATGGATGCGGCGAGAACCGCAGTCTTGAAAGCCTTCGAGAACCCTCGAGTATCCTCCCACTCCTTAATGAGCGAGATGACTTCGAGCTCCTCACGAACTGAGATGGTGCGGAGAAGAATAGAGTGGCCTAAGACTTCGACCACCTTCGTTCTCGAGCCGTTGAGTAGGTGGGTTTTGAGTAGAGACTCTTCACCTTCGGTGAAAGTGATCTTCTCTACCTCTTCGGGAGTGAGTTCGTCCGTCATTAGTTTCTCCTAACAGGAACCCCTCCCCTCGGGATGGTGGAAGGGGAGGGGCAAATTATGAAGTCGAAGTGTTAGTTAAGCCACTTCGCTCTAGTGTACATGACCGTGATGGACTTCGGGAGCTCCATCGTGTCGATTCGGATTTGCTCGGAGTCCTGGATATCCGTGATGGTGCATCCATAGTAGTTCTTGATGCGCTGTCCACCACCAGGCTTCTTGATGATCTTCTGGCACGAGATGTTTCCGAGAGCCACCTGCGTCTTGAAGACGTCGAGAATATCGGAAGCCGACTCGAGTCCAGGAAGTTGCTGCCAAACGGACTCGTTCCAGAGCTCGAAGTTGGTCAACTGGAGGGTACCTGCGCCGATCGCTCGGGGAGTGAGGATCTCGACGGGGTATTCGGCATCGAGGGGCTGGATGGCTTTCGGAGTAGCAACCGGACGGGGTGCGGTGTCCGAAATGACCTGAAGCCAAGCAAGACGCTGGCCTCTCCAGGTAAAGGCGGTCCATCCAGATCCGCCGACACGTACGTTAGAATCAGCCATTTAATTCTCCTTAGTTCTCGGTGGTCTCGAGGGATCCGGAAGTGATGTTGAGCGCGTAACGGACTACGACGTAGTTCATCGGGACGGAGGCTCTCCAGGCGAAGCGGACTTCGACGTGGTCGGGCTGCGACGGGGACTGGCGAACCTTGAGGTCGGTGTACGAGAGAATCGTACCTGCGTTGACGAGTCCCTGGAGTGCGGTGTCAACCGAAGCCTTGACGTTGGAAAGCGTCAGGGAGTCGATCAGCGAACCAATGATACCATCGTTGTCCAGAGTGTCGCGGACGGCGGAGACCATGGCGTCTCTTTGGCCTACGATAGACCATTCACGAGTAGTAAGCGAGGAGGGATCGGTCGTCACACCGTGGCGTACTCTAATGGACCCGTTGGCCGCTTGCTCGAGAGTCGTGACACCGGATTGGGTTTCGAGGTCTCTAACGGCGGGTGCTTCCTGGCGAGGAATGGACTGGAAGCCTACGATCGACTTGCGAGTGAGAGGAATAGCCGGACCAAGGCTCGAAGCCAAACCAGCAAGTGCCGCGGCAACGTACTGGCCACCAACCGTGACAGTGTTGTTAGCCGTAGAGACGTAGAGGGAAATAGCCGAAGGCGAGACTAGAAGGACTCTAGCGTTTCGAATCGACTCCGCCGCCGTCTTACGAGTTTCAGAGGTGACTGTGGAGACCGTACCATCCAGGCCGAGAATCGCTCGTCTTTCCGCTCCATTGGCGGAGTTTCGGGTGACGTGGGCGGAGACCTGAGCCTTAATGGAGGAGGCATCGGTTACCGGTACGATGATCGAAACCCTCTCACCGGAAACCTTCGCGAGTGCTTCCTCGAAGTCAGACGGCTTAACAGTTGCGCCGGTCTTCTTAACAGCTACCGCGAGGATGGAGGATGCTCCGTTCACGAACGCGAGTTGACCAGCAAGAGTGAGAGGAGAGTTGACCTCTCCGGTAGCCTTGAAAGCGGGACCAAAACGCTCCGCCAGGTCCTCGGTCGCCGTGAAGATGGTGGCATCGTAGTAGTTGTCCGGAACGGAGAGGAAGGTGACCTTCAAGTCCGTGTCGTTCGGAATCTTGGCGGCAACCGGCTTGATCTTCGTCTCTTTGCCGGTTTGCTCGATTGCGTAGTCGGTCGTAAGAGTGTAGACTTCACCCGTGGCCTCTTTGAAGACCTTGATCGACTCCTTGACGATGTTCGCCGTAGAGAGTGTCACAGTTGCGGAAGCACGAGCTCTTTCGACTCCGGAAACACCTCCCTGGGTCTCACCGAGGAGAGCAATCGTTCTCGAAGAAGTCGTGAGGGCTCCGATAATCGGCCCCTCAATCTCTTGTACTAGAATACCGGGTACGGTGTAGTCGGGCATACCCTCTCCTTTCTTTCTACTCTTTCGTAGTTTGCCAGGAGGGAAATTATACCCACGCCTGGTCCTTGATTTCTGGAATGACTTCAACGGACTTCAACGGGACAAGCTCACCAGTCTTGATGTTCGAAGCGAACTCGCCTTGAATGTTGAGGGAGTAAGAGTCCTCATACACGATCTTGTTCGGGTCCCAGGGTGTTCCAATAGTCTCCGATTGGCCTCCGGGTGTGAGGAGGGCTTCCTGGGGTGTAATGTTGATGTAATCGTTGTTCGAGAGTTCGGATTGGAACCCTCCACCCGTCTCGGACTCTCTACCAAAGAGGAAAGTGTGGATTAGGGCTCCAGCGATTTGGTCTCGGTCTTTCGAGGAGAGGGCGAGGATTGAAAAGGACATTCGCCCCTTAAAAGACCCGAGTTGGAACTCTCTCGAAGTGCCTTCCTCCACGAAGGTGGGGTCGAGTGAGAGTCTTTGCAATTGCGAAAACGAGAATCTCACCCAAACGCCCGGATATTGCGTCTCCCTCTCCGGATACTCCATGCTAATCTGGTCTTTGAGCATCGCTAAGGCGTCTTGAGGACCCAGGTAGTTCGAGTTTAGACCCTTACGGAGAGCGGTAACCCCGGCTCTCTTCACGGCCTCCAAAACGCTGTAAGTGCTATAGTTTTTGACCGTCATTACACAACCTCACCGTCTTTTGAGAGTAGGAACTTGGCCGCTTCACCCTGGATCTCAGGCCAAAACTCCAGGATAGCGTCCCTGAGTGAACTTCTAAGAAGATAGGTAGGCTTGATTCCCGGGTGATGCCACTTTCTCTCCCGGAAAACACGCACTCCACCGGGCAAAGTCACCCATCCAGGTTGGCCTACACCCTTGACTCTCCTAGGGCCCCGGGGTAGAGGCACCACTTTTCCTTCAAGAGAGGTCATATCGAAAGGTCTCGTACCGTATTCCTGGTAGAGGTAGTGTCTCGGAACGCGTAGAGACGCCGCTCCTAGTTCTCCGACCGGAACAATCTTGTGTCCCGTGGTCCATTTTCTCCTAGAAGTCGCTTCCCAAGCCCTTGAAGCCGCTTCATCGGCAATCTTTTGGGAGAGTCCCTTAGAAACCTTGAAGACTCTCATACGAATGCTCCTCAAAAACAGGCGTAGTGGTAAGTTTCTCAGTGAGTCTAACGGGAGTTGAGGGCCTAAAGGAGGGTTCTTTGTTTTGCTCCCAAGGCTCGAGGAGGAGTTTGTAGATCGGGTGGGTGTTCGTGAGGCGATTCACCGACCCTTTTTGCTGGATGATGTCTACGGAGTAGTCGCCTCTCCTCATTCCATCCCTGAGAGTCGTTTTAGACACTCGGCTAATCGTGAAAGCCTCGACCGGAGACGTAGGCACATCTCCTCTCCAGGAGTCGACTCGGAGAATGAAGTCGTTTTGAGTCACCTCAACGAGGCCATCCATGACCACCGTGGACTCGACGGGGAGGAACTCGCCCTGCTTCGTGATTTTCTCGTCGTTGTTGTTGTCAGAGAAGATCACATAGGTGAGAGTCGCTTGAATGACCGCGGGATCTAACCCTGTACCGAAGCAATAAGGGCACTCGGTCGAGTAGGAGGCCTGCAGGTAGACCGGATCGAAACACGAAGGACACCGGTTCTCAAACGAGTCTTGAGCCGCCGAATGACCCATATGAATGACGAAAGCGGGTTCACCCTGGGTTTTGAGTGCGTCGATGACTTGCTTTTGAAGCTTAGACACACTGTGATAGCGTGGAAGACGAACAAGAGTCATTCTACCTCACTAACGCCATAGGGGAAGCGGGATACCATCTACCCGCTCGAACCGCTCCAACATAGGCACCCGACCTAAACGAAGAGCCACTCCCGTAAATACCACCCGATACGAGGAGAGCTCCACGTCCGAGTTTCATGAGACTCTTCTTGAAGGTTGCGAGCATATCGTTGTAGGACTTCTCTTCGTCTCTGAGAACACCTTGCCATCTCGTCATGTAGTCCCGACGGTCAGCGTACGTTACGCCTCCACCCGAGATTTGGGGTTGCTCTACGTAGGTTCTAACGAAGTGTCTCAAAGTCTCGAGGTAGAGTGCTTGAGTGAGGAGTCCGTAGTGTTCTTCGGGGAAGGGAGTCCCACCAGCAACCGAGTAGTGGGTTACGGGTTGGCGGGTGGAGTTGATCTTGTCCACCGAGATTTGCAGGAGTTGAGCAAGTCTCTCATAGGAGAAGTGGGTTTGAAACTCCTCGTAGAAGGACGGGACGCCTCCACTCGTGTTGTCCATGAGGTCACCGAAGAGGTAGGTTACTCGAGCCACGATGCTCTTTTCGCCTTCGGTGAGTGACTGGTAGAGAGGCATGTACTCGAGAATCTCGAAGTACTCCTTGAACTTTACCTGGTGTCCCTTGATGGTGTAGGTCCAGGTGACTCGGAGGAGTCCAATCTCTTGAACCGCTTCAAGGGGAATGGTGGAGGAGTAGACGCCTTCCTCTTCACGGACTACCTCCGGAGAGGGAAGGGAGGTTTCGTAGTTGGTTTTGTCGGCTAGGTTACCCTCGAAGTCTACAGTGACTACGGGAGTAGAATCGGGGTCGCATAACGCCCCAGAGGGTCCGAGGATTCGAAGACCGATAGGAGACTCGAGATAGCGTGAGATTTGACGTCTAATAACGCTTTGGGTTTGGAAGATATTAGACGATACTACTTCTTCATCCATTCGAGTCTCCTATCGAGGGTCTTAGATGTCGGTTCTCTTGTGTTGTACGGCGAAGAGTTCGGTGGTGAGAACTGGTCTAACTATCTCACGTTTAGTCCCGGCCGACTTGTTTTCGGTGGACTTACTCTTCTTGGCCTTAGTCTCGACTACCTCCTCGATCGGGGTCTCGAGGTCGAGGGTCTCTTCTCTCTTCGGTCTGGGCATTATTGCTCTCCGCCCATTTCAAAGTCGATGCCCACATCACCAAGCATCTCCTTAATCGTGAAATCGTTCGAGCCTGGAGTCGCCTCTAAAACCTCTTCCGGAGAGAGGACTCCAGGGTGGACATAAGTTTCCTTATCGACAACTTCATACGCCCATTTGGGGTCGGAGGAAACCGTCACATCTCCTCGACGCCAAAGCTTCTGGAAACCGGGTGCCTTAGCGATCTCGATGGGGAGAACTTGGGTGTTTTCGTCCGAGTGAGACGGACCCACCTCAAGGGAGACTTCATCACGGGAAGTGTGGATGAGTTTCGCAGTTAGATTGTTTCTAACGTAGAGAACTTCATCGACGACGTAGGGGAGATCCTCCGGAGAGAGGATTCCTTTCTTGAGCTTCTTGGTTGCCATCCCTATTCCTTCTTGACATATAGCAAAGGATGGAGAAGAGATGATTCCCTTCTCCATCCTTTACGTTGAATCAGGCCTTGGAAATCTTGACCAGGCCACGCGGGTTGAGGACAGCCATACCAACCAGCTCGTCCATAACCCAACCGTAGTGGAAGCGAGGAGCGTTGTTGTCCTCCTCCACATCCAGCGAGTACATGACCGGGAAGACACCCAGGAACTCGGGAGCCGGGGTCATGTAGGCCGTGTTCGGAGGAATGATCACCGAGCGGCCGATCTGGAATTCACCGAACTCCTGGACCTTCTCGCCGGCGACGACCTTGTCCTTGAAGGCCCAACCCGTGGTGTTGATGTCCCAACGGTACAGGTCACGGTAGAGCTTGGTCGAGAAGAGGATTCTCTTCGCTTCCAGCTCGTTGCCTTCGATGTTCGCTACGGCGTCATAGAAGACGTTCGGGGTCAGGTGATCGCCCGAGAACGTAACGTTGTTGACGAAGGCCTCACCCGTCTGGGTCATGGGGTTCTTCGCCAGGTAGGACTTCATCGAAGCCTCGAACAGAGTCACGAGGCGGGAGTCCTCCTGCTTCATGATGACCTGCTTGGCCTCATCCTGAGCGTACTCCATCGCATTGGTGCGGAGGTAGTACACATCTTCCTTCTTGATCTGCGGGAAGGAGGCGATACGGAAGAGAGTCACAGGGAGACGCTTGCCCTCGAACGGGGTGATCTTGACCTCACCCTCGTTACCGTGGAGCATATACGCCTGACCACGATCATCCATGACGTCGTACTCGATCGGAACACCCGGGGTCAGGGCGTCCTCAACTAGAACGTTACGCAGGAGACCCTGGTAGCGGAGCTTGAGCTGGATCGGACCAATCATGGACTGTGCCAGCTTGTGGCGACCCAGGCTCGAGTTCAGGTTCATAGAAGCGAGTCTCTCTCGCTTCTGGGCGGCGGACAGCTTGTTGGTGCCGAGCTTACGCTGGGCGGCCAGGATCTCGCGGACGTAAGCGTCCGAAGCCTTAGCCTTACGCTGCATGGAGTTAGCCATTTCTCTTCTCCTATCAGGCGGCGGTCTGGTCGAGGGTGACGATGATCTTGTTGCCTGCCACCTCAACAAGGCGGCCAGCGATCTTGTCGGAAACCTTGCCGGCGGTCGCTGCCTCGTTGGTCAGCTTACCGGGGCCATCGGCGTGGCC